AATTTTTTTCTCTGCTCGCATTTCAGAGTACTTTGTATAAATCTTATTTGTCTGGACAATGATTCTGTCAGCGAAGATTGTATTGTCTTCCTGTTTTTGTCCTATTACCACTACGATATTTTTTTCTTTTGGCAAGGAGTCATCGTTTTCCTCTTCGCATTGGTCAATCTTATCGTTAAAAAGCATAACTTTAGCTTTTCCAGTTTCATCATCTACCTCACATATAAGATAACGACTACCTTTCTTAGAGGTTCTTAAGGCTGGCTTGCTTATAACCGTACCTATGAAGGTGACTTTTTGTCTTTGCCTTTGTTCGGCTACTTCTCCTAGACCCATTAGGTTTGGGCTTTTGTCTATGAAAATATCCTTGAGAGCTTTCCCATATGTATAGCCCAGTAAATGCTTTTCGTAATACCAGTTTGCGAAGCTTTCTGATTTACTGTTTTGATCGTAAATCGCCTTATGTGGAAGCAGTTTCTTTTTTATGGTTTCGTGTCGAGATTCTTTGATGTAGGGTTTTACTACGCCTTTTTGTGTCACTTCAGTTTTAGAGAGTAACGCTTTAAAAATCTGAACTAAATCATGATTGTATTCGCCAGCCACCTGTAGACTCAACCTCTTTTCTCGTTCGGTCAGAATATTCCAAAGTTGCGCCTCGTAAGCTATCTTGGATCGTGACTGCTTAAATCCCTGCAAAGCTCCTGAATGAATTAAAGCGCAGAGTATACTAACCGTTAATCCTGCTTCTCGGGCTGCTTCAAATACTTCGAGTTTTGTTGAGTTATCTTTTTTGAAATCGTTTAGTTTCTGAATTGATTTGTCGGAGATTCCTTTGATTGATATTAGTCCGAACCTTATGTCGCCACCTTCGGTAGAAAAATCCATCTTAGACTTGGTAACGTGAGGCGGCAATAGGGTAATGCCAAAACTAGCCATCTCTTTTTGGATTAACGAAATCTCTCCTATTGGATCACCTTCGTAACGAGTCATCTTTAGTAGACTTAGGAAGAACTGTTGCGGGTATTTAAACTTCAAATAAATAGTAGCCGCTGACAGTGCTGCGTAACAAATTGAATGAGACTTATTAAAAGAATAGTTAGCTGAATCTTCTAGAATTTTCCAGAGAACCTCGCCAATCTCAGGGTCAAGATTTTGTTCTTTTGTTTTATCATTAATTTTCTTTTTCCATTTTCGCACCTCGGCCCTCTTCTTTTTGCCAACGATACGTCGCAACAATTCTGCTTCATCGAGCGTAAAACCAATCTTATGCGCCATTTGCATCATTTGTTCTTGATACAAACAAACCCCTCCAGACGCTGACAAGATGTCATCGAAGAATGGGTGGATACTTTCTTTGACTCCGTTGTTAGAGTAGTTGGCGTACTGATCAACAAAAGCCAAAGCACCTGGTCGAGCCAACGCAAGTACGCCGCTTAACTCTTCAAGATTTTTAGGCATGACCTTTCGGCAAACCTTATAGTTCGTGTCTGCCTCAATTTGGAACAAGCCATGCGGAGTTTTTAAGTCCTGTAAATTTCTATAGATTTCGAGATCGTTAAAATCGATTTTTTCAATTTCAATGCCTAATGTTTTACATACGTCATTAGTAACAGAAAGACACCTCAAGCCTAGCAAATCCAGTTTAACATTTGTTACGGAGGTCCAGTTCATATCAAAAGAGGAAACTGACGCTTTTTCTGATGAAAGCTCGGTAGGGCAGCTGTTGCTCATGTCGTCGTAAGACAAGGACAAGGCTGACGCATGAACCCCTTTGTTTTTAATTAAGCCTCTTAGTTTTAGCGCAACACTGTAAGCTCTGGGATTTTCATCGCACCAAACTTTAAACTCGTCTACTTCATCGCAAGCGTCGGAGATGTCCATGACTTTTCCAAAAACCTTTGGGATCATAGATGAAACAAGATTCATTTCTTGCTCTGTCTTACTCCCTGCAATTTTGCCACATTCTTTAATTAAGAGCTTCCCGCTAAGGGTGCTGAATGTAATAATCTTGGAAGTCCTGCCAATGAATTTTTCCTCTAGGTACTTGATTACTTTCTGGCGATTGTAATAGCAGATATCAAGGTCCACGTCACACATGAGTGATCCGTCAAGATAAGTAATCCCTTTAACTATTTTTTTCTTGGCCCTGATTTTTGAGATAAACCTCTCGAAATAAAGACCATACCTAATTGGGTCAACCTTGGTTACTCCGATCAAATAGAGGATAAGACTCCCAGCTGCGCTGCCGCGCCCGAGACCTGTTGGTATTTCGTTTCGATTGCAATAATTAATTACATCCCATACGAGAAGGACATAATCAATAAATCCTAAATCTTTTAAAGTAGATAATTCATATTTGGCTCTCTCTATATACTGATCATAAAGAGGGTCTTTTTTATTTATTTTTAAATTTTTAAATCCAGTATGAGCTAAGGAACGCAAAAAGTCATAATTGCTAATATCCTCACTAACTCCGATCTCTCTTTTGTACTGGTCTTCTATGTCAAACGTAGGCAAACGTACCCCGTGCAAGGGTAGGTCTATGCCTTTAAAATGAGACTTAAAGCTCATACTTCCACCTCCCATTTTAGCTTATTCCAAACTTTCAGATTAAGCTCCAAATCAACCAGCGCGTTATGTAAACTTTCGTAGTCATGGTCAATACCGTAACCCTTCCCAAGGGCCGTCAGGTTCGTTCTAACGCCCTTTTTACGTATGTTGGCCATTCTATACTGGTACTCCAGTAAAGAGCCCTCAGACTCGTTAAAGGGCATGTCCATCTTCACTCCCCTAGCTAGGGCATTTGTGTCTAAAATCTTTGGCATTATTGACTTGTAGTCGCAATTATTGAGCTTGTAGTAATCTCTCAGTAGGTAAATGTCAAATTGGAGTATGTTGTGAGCGATTATCCAATCAGCTTTATCTAGCCAGTCTTTTATGGTGGGAAAAGCTTCATCTGGGGGGATACCTTTCCGCTCCATAGTTGTATCACTGTACCTAGTAATTCTGGCTGCGGCCTCACCGATTCTTAAATCAGTATCCCATTTAATGTAGAAATCTTTCTCCGCGACATTTTTGCCGTCCACGGCTCTAATCATTGCGATTTGCCAAGGGAGATTGAAGGAGCTATTGAGACAAAGGTTAAAAGTCTCGCAATCAATTAAAACGAAACTCTTTTCCTTGTCGAATCTAAGAAGGTTCTCACGCATTAGAGCCTCCCATTTTCCAGCTTTCAAAGGAGAATTCGTTGCTGCACATATGGTCTAAATTTGGTTTTTCTAAAGTTGATCTATTATTAATGCAACGAAAAGTCAGATAAGCCAAAAAATCATCCTTATTTTCATAGTAAATGCTTCGAATTTCCTGAGTCTCGTAGCCAGAGGATTTGACATATTTTAAAACTCTATCCCTAATTAGGTCGTCAAAAGGAACATCGTTATCCTCCAGCAAAAAGATCGGTTCGCAAAAGTCAAAGTCTGGTACACATGTAGCACCCTCTAAAGAATTTCTATGCAGGAACGAATCGTAAAATGGTACAGCGAGCATAAGATCGTCATTACTCCAGTGCTCTTTTAGGGTTTTAAAATCAATGTTCGGAACGTAATAGAATCCATCTTTAGCTGCGTGACTCCAAATCTTAATAAGTCTTTCGTAGCCTTTTGTGTTCTTCGCGAAGATTACATATTTGCAGCGGCTTTTTAATGCTTCCTCATCTTTCTCATTAAGGTCGGGTAAAAAATTAATTCTTAATCCGAAATTAAGTTTTATTTTATTATCTTTACTATTTTGGTAAGCTTCCAGAAATCCGCTAAAGCAATCATCCACCAAGAAAAGCTCGTCAATCTTATTATTTAAGAGGATGTCAAAAATTGACGTAGGAGAGTTCTCCATTTCATTACCAGCGGGGCTCAAGGTAAGTATTGATCTACCCAAAGAATAATGAGATTTAAATATTGGAATTACTTCGGCCACCAGAAAATTATACCACAACCTTGATTTTTGTCAAGACCATTTTGGGCATCCTTTGTAAGTCATCTTAACCAACTGCTCACCTTTTTTAGGTTTAAGCTCTTCTTGTTTTAAACTGGTCTTAATAATTTCGCCTTTAGAGTTTTTAACAGCGTAGTATGTACGGCCCCACTTGAAGGCGCACCCCCACATTATTGAGCCATCTTTCTTAAGCATTCCTTCGTGTTTGTCAAAGCCGCAATTAAGACAACCTCCCCATCCTCCGCCTGATGGTTTTGGCATGTCCGCAGCAAATTTAGATATCGCATCGTCTTCACTGAAGCTCTTCATTTTTTTGAAATAAAATTCAAGGTAATCCTCGAATCCTCGTAGAGCTTCGTCGCTGAATTCAATCTCTTGAATTGGCTTCTTTGGAAACCGAAGGAAAATAAATTTAACCACGGGTTTAAGGTCGGGCCATATTTTTTTCGCAGCCAGGCTATACATCATAGCTTGCGTACTGGCTTCTAGATCGTCTCCAGAAAATTTCTTTTTACTGGTTTTATAGTCGTGGATTTCTATCTTGTCTTCATTTTTAAAGAGGGCAAGTTTGTCCATTAGTCCGTATATCCTATAGTCTCTTTTTTTATCAGAGAATTCATCGACCTCTCCTGTTAAGTCAAACTCGTATTCTGGGTCTAGAAGCTCTGAGCATTCTTCTATGAAAAAGTCTGAATTGAGTGCTACTAGAATCATCTTCTTCATTAACTCGTAATGGCTATCGTTAAGAGCTTCGTTGTCTTTTATGCCTTTGAGTAGATGTTTTTCCGCCACCTTAGACGCTTCTACCGTCTTGTTTGCCACAATCAGGTCGTACTCCTTCTTGTGTTTATTAAATTGTAATTTTTCAAGAAGCTCATGGCACACGCTACCGAGTTGCAATGGTTCCGCTGGTAGTTGTGGGATTTTAAGATGGTATTGACACCAGTACTGCCAATGGCACGAGTCCATTGTCTTCATCCTTGACGCGGAGATATATTTTCCTTCTGGTCTTTTACGCATAATTAGAGAGGGTTGTGTGCCAGTTTTTGATTTCGGCTTTGTTCATTTCGCCAAAATCATTTTTACTAGGTAAAGCAATTCTAATTTGCTCTGGGTCAAAATGAAGATGGAGTTTCTCGGCAGCTTCGATAGCTGCTTTATTCCCTGCTCCGCTAACAATATCATCATTGTTGAACGAAATAAAAATCATTCTAACATCTAATTTTATTAAAAGCGTTGTGATGGATTTGCTGATTGTTAAGCCGAAAGTTACTAGTACATTTTTGACTCCAGCATTCCATAGGGCAAGCATGTCGCCTATGCTTTCGACAAGTATTATTTCCTTTTTGTCCTGTATCTCTTTTAGGTTAAACTTCGCAGGGTAGCACCAATTTTTGACAGCACCCAAATGTTTCCATTTTGCTATCTTGTAATTATCAGGTATTTGGTTTACGTACCTACCGCTGAAGCCTACGATTTCGTCCTTTGAGTTGAATACTGGGAAGACGTAGCGATTTTTCATTTGTCCTTCTACGGCTACCCCTCCCTCGAAGGGCTCTATAACACTGGAAGATATTCCTCTGGAGTCCCAGTAGCTATGGTCCTTTTTGAGTCTAAGCAAAATTTCCTTTGGGTATTTTTTAACGGATTCTACTTTTGGTTTTACTAAAGTACCTCGCCCTGCTCCGCTTGGAGACCTTGACTCGATCCATTGCTTGGTTTCTGTTATATCTTTTTGACCTAAGGAAATGTGAACAAGCTCTTCAAACTTGCCCCCTCGGCGTTCTTTGTGATCAAACCATACGCCAGTTTCTTTGTCTATGGATAGAACATCAGGACTATCTGACTCGCGGTAAAGAGGTTTTGCCCTGAAGCTACCACCCCTATCAAGTAACTCGTATCCGATTTCACGTAGTATGTCCTCTATCTTCTCGCTACTCATAACAATTCCCCATCGTTTTCATTGGTATCATCAGCTTGAAGCTGCATTCTTTCTCTTTCCGCTATATCGTGAAGGGTTCCCTCTTCACTTACGTTGAAATTATCGATCCTCAGGTTCATGTAGTTTTCGTAATACCTTTCAGAACCATTGGGGTCTCGCCTTCTAACTAGGTCATGATGACCCGTGGCATGGCGACCTTGAAATCTGGATTTTAACTTAAGCAAAATATGAGTTCCAAATTCTTCTCCATCCCACTGCATTTCCTCTCTAGTTTTACGAGCCAAGAAGAATGCGAAGTCGGCGTGCCACACAACTCTGTCAGAGCCAGAGACGACGCTTGAGGTAATTTGCTCTCCAAGTTTTCTGCCTTCGCCCGACCTATTAGACTGCGTTGCTGCAACTACTGGACAATTCAACTCTTTTGCAAGCTCAGTAAGCCTTTTGGCTTTTTGACCTAACACTTGATACTCGGCCCAATTCTTGGTGACCGTATCGCCTCCTGTTTCCAGATAGTCGTAAGCTATAATACAGGATTCGTCCCGCCCAACTTCGGACATTTTCCATTTTCTAGCTATAGAGCATATTTCCTCTATGCCTTTGTCGCCAATGTAGTAATGATGGACCAGCTTCCTTGATAAAAACTCCTTAACCTTTTTGAATCCACTCTGTACTTTGCTATGTAGCTCTTTATTGTTCCTCCATTGAGATGTTTCAATGTACCACATCGGTACTTCACTCATCGAGGCGAACATTCGTTTTTCTACGTCTTCTGTTCGCATCTCAGTGTCTAGGATTAAAGTCTTCGTGCCGTTTAACTCTCCTGTCTTTCTGGCTAAATCACTTATGTATGTAGTTTTGCCGTTCCCAGCGCGTGCGACTATCATATACAGACACCCCTCTCGTAGACCTCCGTACAATCTGTTGAAGTTCGAGTAGGGAGTCGCAAAGCCTACTTCTTCTTTGGGGTTATTGGCTCGCTCCTCTGCCTCCTCTATGAAGCCATCTAGCAAAACCTTCGGCCCATCATTAAGGGAAAAGCACTCATTTAAATTTTTAGAATAAATCTCGTCACAATCAGCCACCACTGAAGAAATTGATTTATCTAAACTTGAGTTCAGGTGGTCGATTACGTTCTCGGCATTTTTTTCTAGGTCTCTTCTGATTTTTTTATCCTTTAAATCGTAAGAGGCTTGAACTGTAGCTTTCGCAGATATCTGAGTGAAAGATATAGACTCTATGTAGTCGAAGATATTGATATCGTCTTTAAATGAGATACCAAGGTTTTTGATTTTTTGTGCGACTGTTACTGGGTCAATTTCCCCTCCTTCAAAAGCGATATTCTTAACGCACGAGAAAATAGTTGAATGAACTGGGGAGTAAAAATCTTTTTCTGAAATGACAACATCAAGGTCTGCTAAAATTTTGGGGTTTCTTATTAACCCTCCCAATACGTGTTTTTCTGTTTGGTATGAAAAAAGTTTACTCATATTTTTACCCCGAATTGTTCCTCTATGAATTCATAACTAAGTAGAGGCACTTCTTTTTCTTCTATTTCTATTACTTCGAATTCGTTCAGTTCTAGCCATTCTAGTTTTTTGCAATCCCTCTTGATGGACTGTAAAAATTTTTGTCTAGAATCAGCGTGGAAGAATTTGTTGAATGATGAATGCTGCGCCCCGTTAACTTCTACAGCGATCTTTTTTGTCGCATTCAATATGTCTACTTTGAGTCTCGTTCCGTACACCGGAAACTCTTCGTAAACAATATGATTCTCCCAGTACTCTTTCAAAAATTGCTTTGTTTTAAATTGTATTTTTGATCTAGACTTCTTGCTCCAGTCAATAAGGTATTTGCTTACGTTGCGGCTTACCGTTCTACCTGTAATGCTAATTAACCTCATAACAATTTCTTGAACTTCTCGACCAAAAAGCTTGTTATTTTCTTATTCTCTTCGAGATAGGAGATAAGATTGTTTATTCCTTGGTGTTTTGGCTTAAAATCTGGGTCGTCAAATTCATCCACTAGCTCTTTATCGAACTCAAACCAACCTGCGGCTTTCTTTTTTATGAATTCAAACTGCAAGCACAAGTCCATGACTTCGTATTCTGTCCATATCGAACCTCCTCTTTCTCCGTACTTGATCGGCATGTCTAGTATTTGGCCGCTTTTTTCATTTCTGGTTTTGGTAAACTTTAATGAGCAGTAATGACCTATCCTTTTTCCTTTCGCGTCTATTGAGGGTCCGCTTGGATTTTCCCATATGTATAGATTAGTCCACAAGGGCTTTATCTCTGCGATTACTGAACTGTAAAAGTTCAAGGCTTTGCCGCCCGATTGGGTAGTCCCCCCTGCGGTAGCCATTCCTCCGACTGACATTTTATGACGAGTTTGAGAAAGCACCATCATGGCATGACCGTTTTTGGTCAGGGGCAAGGTTGTGGCTTTACCTACGTGAGAGAAAACGACAGCCGATCCAGCGACTTTCTGCCCCTCGTCAAATTTTTTACCAAGGTCTGCTTTTTTAATTAAAGCGTCCGTTGAGTCAATGACAAAAAGATACCTGTGAACTTTCCTATCTTCTCCTTTGCCATTTTCAGAAATTAATTCCTTAATCATCCCCATTGATGACTCCAATATATTAGAATCATAGCAGCACCACTTGTCCTCGCTCTGGTCTACGCCAGAACGTTCGACTAATTCTGGGGTAAGTCTTCCTTCAGCGTTAATGTAGAAC